ACCCTGCCTTGTGCCCGCCACCCTATTTGACAGTAGGAAACGGGTATTCCAGACAATAACGATGGAGTACCAAATCATGAACACGATTAACGCCCACGAAGCAAACCCACCCAAAAACCCCTACCTCAACGATCCAGACCGGCCAATTTATGCCATTTGCAGCCTCATGCAGCAATTGCCCGCCACCATGCCAGACGCCGGGGCATTGACGCGTGATCAAGTGCAAATGGCGGTAGCGCTCGCCCACTATGCCGATGTGACCGGAGATACCGCGCTTGCGGGATTGGCTGAACTGGGAAAATTGATGCATGAATCCGAATCCCCATGCGCCGACAGCATGCCGCACCTGGGCCGCTTGATTCAGCACTTGAGTGTTGAGGCGCAACTGATGCGGGAGATTGCCGCAACTTGGTGAAGCGCGCCGCGATAAATTTGGCCTATTTTATGCGATAAATGGGTAATTTGGGATTTACGCTCAGTGTAAGGAAATTACAAAATCAAAGGGGGAGATGGCGCTGTCACCGCCATCTGAACTACATCACGCCCAATTCGTGATCACTAACTCCTTGCTCGTTTGGGCTTTGCCGTGGTTGTTGGCCACCGAGTACTTGATATCCACCGTCTGTAACGTGAAGCCTGCGAAGACTTCCCGCATCGCTGGGTGGTCGTTTAGGCTGACCATTACCTTGCCTTTGCAACTGCGCATCAGTTCGGCCAGTTCCTGGTACTGCTCGATGCCGAACTCGACGCCATAGCCTTCGGTTTCCCAGTACGGTGGGTCAGCATAGAAGAACGTATGCGCCCGGTCGTACTTCTTGAAGCATGTCTGCCATGGCAGGCGTTCAATGTAGGTGCCTCCCAGCCGCATGCTGGCTGCGCTCAATGTATCCTCGATGCGCATCAAGTTGAACGCCGGGGCGGTAGTGGCGGTGCCAAAGGTTTGGCCCACCGGTTTGCCGCTAAACGCATGCTGTTGCAAATAATAAAATCTGGCGGCCCGCTGGATGTCGGTAAGGGTCTCGGGTGGCGTGATCTTGTGCCACTCGAAAATTTCCCGGCTGTTGATCGCCAGCCTGAATTGATTGCAGAACTCGACCAGGTGATTTTGTACAACCCGAAACAGGTTGACCAGGTCGCCACTGATGTCGTTCAATACCTCTGTTTTTGCCGGTTCGGCGCGCAAGAAATATAAGGCTGCGCCGCCGCAGAACAACTCCACATAGCATTCATGCGGCGGGAACAGGGGTAATAGCTTACTCGCCAATCGGCTTTTGCCCCCCAATCTACGGATGAACGGTTTTGCTTCCAACATCGATTTGCTCCAAATCAGGCGCTCTTTGGCGCGCTGGTTCGGGACTCGTGGCCCTCAATTGATTGATTACTTTGCAGTGCCTGCACTTGAGATTCAGTGCTATATAGGTGCCTTCGCCTAATTTTTTACCGCAATTACCGCAAAGAATTACTTTCATAAGGTCAGTTCGCCAAAAAATATATGATAAGCTTCGGCCCGCCTCCCGGGAGGTGACGCGGCCTTGCCAATCTGGCAGGTGCATCTGCTGGTGCGGGGCGTGGCTGGTGCTACAACACCAGCCACGTCGCCGCGTCTTATTTGCTACTGCATCGCTACTTGATACTTTTGCCACCGTACCTGCATCACGTTGTGGACGTGTTCGCGGTTGATATCACAGGCATTGCGGTTGCCATACAGCGGCTGACGGGACTTTAGGCAGTGCTCAGCGACGTTGCCGAACCATTGCTGGGGGTCGCATCCAATTGTCATCATACAAGCGCGCCGCTCGCGTTGTACGCCTTCCTTCCCACCGTTATGCGCTGCGTCTGCAAGCGCAAGCGCCGACATCGTTGGCGCTGAACTGAACGCCTTTGCGTTGTCCTTTGCCAGCAGCACCAGTGCGCGCAATTGATAATCTGGCCGTTGATAGATGTTGGCCCATGACCAATCGCGCAGCTCTTCGTTGTGTTCGCGGCGCAAATCAGCCAAAGCATCGAACCGTAACGACCCATCAGAACGATAAGCGCGTGTGGTCTGGCCGAAGCCAGCGCCTTCCTCTCGGCTGGTTTTAAGCTGGGCGCGGGGGTTCCAGCAATGTGGCGACCGCAAGGAGATACACGATTCCTGCTCGACCAACGCCGCCAGCAATGCCGGTTGCGGATGATCCGGCCAGATCCGCAGCTGCTCGGCTTTGAGGATCGGACCGTATAGCGCAAAACCGGCTGGCAAGCCATCTGCATGCGCCCTGGGTGAAAATACCAGAGAAAATGCAAACACCATAATGCTGACGCCGACGATGACCAAGCCTGCGCCGGTTGACGACTCGGCGGCTTTTGCAAACAGCTTTTGCAAGTCAGCATCGGGATAGTCCAGGAGTGCTTTGCGGCACCAATGGGACGCAGCGATGGCCCACACACCTTGCAGCAGCGAGACGCCCCCCAAGATGGTCGATAGCCCCTTGTCCGGGTCCGATTGCCATGAAAAGAAAGCAGCAGCAAAGCAGCCGATCAGGAGAAATATGGAGCGATGCCGAAGCACATTATTGAGACAATTTTTGAACATGATGCCCTCTCTAAGTAATAAAAAAACAGAAAAATCCAGTAAACACCATTTTGAAAACAGCGGCATCGGCTGCCCGAATGCTTAAATCACGTTCAGCCGAGCAAAATTTTCGCGCGCCGAGCTGCTCGTGCATCACTATTTTCATTGCCCGGCAGTATCGCGTCGAGAATGTAATCAATCGCTTCCTGCACCTCCGGTTCGGCCAGATCAACCCCTTTTAGATCGGGGGAAAGGAGCGCACCAAGGTAGTACGCAAGGGTCCGATCCGTCTTTGCCATATCTTCCGCTGCCAGCCAATCAGCCGGTTTCCAAAGGAAGAAGGTAAATCGCTCTTTGCTGACAAAGGGCGGGCGCGGTGATGGCGCGGTGAAGGTAACGGTGCCATCGTCGTGGTCTTGCATTGTCCAATCGGCATCTATCGGCAAGTCCTCGACCAGGTCAACTTCGATGGCGTTGAGGTCCATTGCCGACACAGTCACCCCTGATGCCGAAGCAATACCGTGGCCCTGCACCACGCCCTGCACAATAAATAGACGCCGTACCGTGGTTGGCAGTGGGGTGGGCAATATCGTTTGATCCGGCAAACCATCATCAAATCGCGGCAGTGGCGGATTGCGCGCCAACATCATCAACTTGCGGTCAGCCGAACACGCCAATATATGTAATTGCATCATTGATCCTGAGAGGTGAAAGTGACGCTGGCGTAACCAACTGCGCCAAATAGGACGGTTTGACCAGCACCAACATCGAGCGTGACCGTCGCTGCAAGTTGTGTTGCGCTGACAGATGTGAGCGCAACGCCGCCCACCGTTACCGTGCCCGTTGTGCCAGCAGTCGCTATGGCACTAGGCAAAAGGCTCAGCGCGACAGTGACTTTTGTGTCTGCTACAGCGGTAAATGTCAGCGACCCGCCGGTTGTGATACTGCCCAAATAGACAGACGTTTTGATGAGGGTTGGCGCTGGCGAACTGCCAAATAAGGTCACACCAAAGCCACCAGCAAAATTGGCGCGTTGCCCCGGCTGACTGGCCCGAGAACCATCAACATTACGCGGCGCAAATGGAAGGCGGGTCGCGGCCCAGCCTGTAGACTGATATGGGACCGGCTGGCCAGCCAACACAGTCGCCGATGCAACACCGACGAACGTGTACTTCTGAATGTATGCATTCACAAACGAGAAATTCATCGCGCCAGATGCCGTCGGCAGGCAAAGGAAAAAAGAAACCTCGTTGGGCTTGATTGGAGGCGTCAACAAACTGAGTACACCAGCTGGCGGGGCGGCACCACCCAAGTCGGATGGTAACCCCGGAATTATCGTAGACGCTTTGAGGGTGAAGTAACCATCATATGTCGCCAGCCTCGCAGATAAGCCGCTGTCAGCATACATGACTGCGTTGATCCCTGATGCCAAATATGCGCACGACGATTGGATATCACCGTCTGGCGCTGCCGTCGTCGATACGGTCACCACACCCGTAATCGGGCCAGTGTCATAAATCGGCGACAGCTTAATTGTCGTGCTTGGCGTGCTTGACCAGGCAATCAAGCCGACGTTCGTTTGGCTTGCAGAAGATACCGACAGCTTGTTGCTTTTAACGCCGGGGTCACGGGCCTGTTGGGCACCCACCAGCACACCTGCACTGTTGTACACCGTCACGTTGACATCAGCGGTCTCGACGACCACAAAGCCGCCGCTTGATAACCCGCGTACCAAAACACCTGACCCTGCTGTCGCGCCTGATCTGACAACCGTTTCAGCCCCCTGCTGGACACCGACGTTGTCAAACCGTTGAAAGTACGTTGTCACGACGGTCGCTGGCGTAATGGTGTAAGCACAAACAAATCCACCACCGACCAACGCTGCGACACCGCAGATGATCGCTTGAGCCGATGGATTTGCAGTTGGCTGCGCACGCAACCGTGTGGCAGCTTGAACGATAGCGCCTGTCGCGCTCAGAACCGCATACCAGGGCGCTTCGTTCGTGCTGCCCGCCGCGCCGCTTGCAAAGCACACAGCAAACGCGCCGGATGTCAGCGATGCGATCTGCAAAGCGAACAGGCTTCCGCCGGTTGCACCGACAGCGGTTGGCGCTTTGATTAGCACGCCGTTGTTACCGAATACCGCGATGGTCGCGGTGCCACCGTTGTTATAACCGACGACAAATCCGCCGCCTACCAATGCAGTCAGCGTGACCAGGGGCTGGCCAGAACCACCAGCGAGCGCCGGGCCAACGAGTGTCAGCGGCACTTGCGTCTGTCCATATGCGTCGATCACGCCAAAATAAACATTGTAGGGGGCCGCTGCCAGGCAATACGCAAATACATAATTGCCGTTAGTGAGTGCGGCGCCTGCGATGCGGCCTTGCGTTGCACCGCCTTTAGCGAAATTAACGACCGGTGATTGCAAACCGTTGCTAATTGCAGCCCGCGACAACAAAGGCCGCAGGCTGCTGCCGACCTGTTCTGGCGGCATCAACCAATACCCTTTGCCATCATCGCCCAGCCCGATGCAATCGCCCGCCGCGATATTTTCGCCCGCCATTTCCAAGGTGCCAAATGTTGCGTTTTGCGCTCCATTGGTGACTGCAGCTAATTGTTCCGTGTTAAAACCCATCTCAAGCTCCCACCGAAAATTGCGCCCGTGCGCTGGTATTGCCGCTATCAGCCTGGAAATACACGGTCTCGCCCGCGTACATCACTATGCCAAATTTTTCAAACTCGCCATGTCCGATCAAGGCGCGGTCAAACGTCATCCAAGCAGTATCAGGAATTGCATTGATCGCCGCCGTCGTCACCGCAATGCGCACTTTTGCGCCGGTATCGACGCGATTGCACAGCAAGACAGACCCGCTGGCGACGGAAAACAGCGGGCAGGTAAATAGCGCAACGATGTTATTGGCCGCTGGTGCTGCGCTGACTGCACTGCCATTGCCGATACGCTCGACACCGGCCACGCGCACTGAAACACTCGCCACGGTGCTGCGCACGTATACAAATTCGCCTGGGAAGACCAGGACCCCCGTCTTTTCAAATTCTCCATTTTGTTGCAAGACACGATCATAGCTGACCCATTCCGCAGCGGTGATTGCATTGGCGGTCGCAGCGCGTGAAATGGCGATGGCGATGCGCGCAAGACCGCTGCCGCCACGATTGACCCACGCCACATTGACCATGCCAACCAACCCGGCGCCGGGCCCGCGATACGCCATGACCGGCTTGTTTGGTTCCAAGATCGGCGGTGGCAAAAAACCTGAAGCCATGTTAAAAATTCCCAAAGTAAATGAGTTGAGGAAGTGAAACCGTGTTGTCGTTAAAGACCTGAATGCCCACTCGCGCATCGAGCTCTGCTCGCAAACCAGCAGTGTCTGCAATCACATGTGTATGCACCATTGGCGCGTAACCTGCCGCCGCCGCGCTGCGCAGCAAATAGCCGGGATGCGGATCTGCTTGCTGGGTATGCACCGTCACGCTGCTGGTGACAAACGCCTGGCTGGCGAAGATCACCGAGTTATCAATCGTGATTACGACGCTGGCCGCATTGGTGATCGCCAAGTACATCTTGATGACAAATTCGTTGGGTGCGCCGCTCGCCTGCACCACCTTCGGCGTATCCGGCATGTTGCCGATGGCGACGACATTGCCCTGGGCGTCTTCGACCGCGATCTCGCGGGCGGTCCAGCCGCCCACGGCAAGCGGCACCGCCATCAGCACCTGGATCAGATCGGGCCGGTCCGGCACGGCCAGCACCACGGCTGCGCCCCGGAACACTTCATGCACCAAATTATTGGCGTCGCGCGGATTGACCGCTGTGCCGTTGCCGTCGCCAATGGTCATCACGCTGATACTAAGCGCCGGGCCGCCGGTCAAGAAGTTACGCAGCAATGCCCGGCCCTTGGCGGTCCACTCGGAAAAATATTGCGGATCAGTCGTACTCATAATGCTTGCGGCCTCGGGTAAATGGTGATCTGGATCGCCATCACGGACACAGCGCCGACCACTGGCACAGCGCCGCGTGTGGCGGAATTGATTTGCAGGCGCGACAGATGGGCATGCAGCGCTTTGGCGCGCTCGATGGCACCATGTGCGCCATCGACCAGCGCGCCGGTCACGGGCCGCACAAAGGCGTCGGCGGTCACGGCAAAGGTGCCACGGGCGTCGCCGGTGTCAAACCATTCTGTCAGGGCTGGTTCGACGCCCATCAGGCGCAATACTTCCAGCACGGCCCAGGGCGTGCCTTGGAGGCGGCGCAGCGCGATGCCGCGCTTGATCAGTGCGCGCTGGGCCAAATCGTCCAGCGCCAAGCGCCACGCGTCCAGATCGGCGACGCCGAATTCCTCGGCCAAATACGGCAATTGCCAGGCGGGCGCGGTGTCGATCAGGCGTGGCACGATGCCGGATAAATCGATATTGGCAAGGCGCGCCGCATAGATCTTCTCCAGCACCACGCATCGTTCGTCGGACGCCAAGGCGGGCACCAGGAGCGAGACAAAATCAGCCATGCGCGGCCCCGATCACGGTCAAATCGATGCCGGTGCAAGTGGCCCACTCAAATGATTGCACCACGGTGGCCGCCGCTGGCTGGTCCAGGATCACATCATAAATACCGGCACCGGCGATCACGCTTGCCAATTGGGATGGCACGATATCGACGCCAAGCCGATGTTGCCGTCCGTCCAGGCGGGCATTGTCCGGCCCTTCGCCGTCGTACAGCAGCGCGTGCAGCCGCGCCTGCGCCGCCGCCAAGACCACGTCCGGCGCTGCATTGCCTGCCAACGTCAGGCGGGCGGCGAT